TTCATCGACCGCTTAGAGCTGTACCTGTGAACCGAAGTCCATGTGGTGTTCCATAGAAGGTCTTGATAGCCCGAGTACGTCGTCGTCGTGTTGGGCGACAAAATTGCAAAGCCGCCCTGCGGGTAAAAACCTTTACTGCCGTATGTCTTAACCCAGGTGGTGTCGGTCATGTAAATGCCGCCGCCATACGTCTGGCTGTACCAGCCCGCCTGGCCTGTTGAGCGGAACCAGCCGCCTGACGCCAGATACAAGCCTGCGTTAGTGAAGTAATGCTGTGTGCCGTTGCAGGAGATACCTAGATGCCCGTTTGCTTTCCTGAAGATTCCAGTGTTTGTGTCCCCGTTAAAGCTGTAAGAAGGTGCCGCAAGGGTGCCGACTCCGTTGTAGATACGTCCCGTTACGGTCGTGTTGCCGCTTACATAGAGCTTCTGGTTGGGGCTGGTGGTGCCGATGCCGACGTTGCCAGCCGAGTTCACCATCATCCGAGTGGCGCTGTTGGTTGACAGATAGATGTGCCCGCCCGACGACTCGTTCTTTAGATGCAGGTCGTCGTTATTCGGGAACCCTATGTAACCGATACGGCCCGTCGAATGGTAAAGCGAAATGTACGGGCCTTTCGTGGTGCTTGTGGTGTTCTGTAGCCGCAACTGATCCGACCCAGACTGCACAGTTTTTATTTGGCCGTTGGCCGTGAGCGTTCCAGTCACGGTGTGATCGCCATATGATGTAACCACCGACGAGTTGACCGTTAGCTGCGGACTGGCGTCGTTAGCAGGACCACGGATGTGAGTTGTGCCGCCAGTACCTGCACCGATGTAGGTGTGCTGTCCGTCCGTCAGCAAGTTGTACTCACTGCCCGTCATGTTTACCGTGGCGAGGCTCTGATAAGCGCCGTTGGCGGTCCAGGCACGGAGAGCGAGTCCACCATCGGCACCAGCGGTGTTGGCTTCGATAAAACCGTTAGCCGTCAACTTGCCAGTCGAGCTGTCGAAGGTGAGAGATGACGAACCGCCAAACGAGCCGCCGTCGTTGAACTGAACCTGCTGGTCAGAACCCCCAGGGTTCGTCAAAGGAATCCCAGCGATCAAAGCATCGACTTCAGCCTCCGTGTAGAACAGGGCATCGACTTCAGCCTCCGTGTAGAACAGAGAGTCGACTTCGGTCTCCGTGTAGTACCGGTCATCGTGATCGTCACCAATGACATGGCTCGACCGCCACTCGAACAAAGTTGCGAGTTGCGTCAATGCACGCTTAATAAGAGAAGCGTGGTCTCCGGGCAGCGCCATGCTTACACCCCCCGAAACACAGAAGGGCCGACCCCGGCATACGCCAGAGTCGACCCCCCATGTCTACGGTCCCCCGTCAAGGGGACGGATGTTCTCAGGCCCCGAAGGAGCTGCGAACCCGACGGTCGTGCGGAAGCACGGGAGTCAGGGTCACACCACCGGCAGTGCCAGCGGCAGCAGCAACACGCACATACCGCTTGTCGAGGTATGTGGTGATCTGATGTGTCTCACTTGCGCCAACCCCAGTGAAGTGAACGAGGTCCACGACGTTGCTGTCGAAGGCTGCATTGTCTGCACCTTGGACGGTCACGCTGTAGCCGCTCGTCGATCCGTCACCCTCGAGCAAGAACTGGATCTCTCCGGTCCATGAAAGCTCGACGATGCCGTCATCAATCAGGTCTGGTGCGAGGGCGTCTCTTACGACGGTTCCAGGCATGTTATTCGCCTCCTCAGGCTTCCGTGATGCCGTGCAGACGCACGACGCTGTACTTGTTGAAGATCGCCATGCCTGGGTACCACTCGAGGCGGCCCATGCGCTGCGGTGCCGACTCGAGCTCGCCGAAGGACTGGACCTGGAAAGATCCACCCTTGCCGAGAAGGCCGGTCACGTCGTCTTCGCCGAGCTTCATGGCGTAGAGCGACGAAGTGACGTTGCTCGAGCCCTGAGTCTCGTTGAAGTCTTGCAGGCTGACGATGTTGCCGGAGCCGTCGATGGCGTCGCCGGTGATCCGCATCGGGATCCCGTCGTACACACCAACTTTGCGGCCGAAGGTGTCCGTGCCGACGTCGATCAGCGAATAACCGCTGTACGTCCCACGGGCCAGCGCCGTCACCTTGCGGCGATGGAACCGGTTGACCAGAAGCAGGTCCGGGCGGCCCTGGTTGCGGAAGAGGTCAAGAGCCTCATCCAGCATTTCCAGAGTCAGCGCACCGCCGTTAGTACCGGCGCTGAACTTCTGTCCGAAGCCTTCGTCAACGAGGGCCTTCATGCCCTTGAAGCCCTTCGAGGCGGCGGAGCCGGTTCCCTCGATTGCTTCGTAGTCAAAACGCATGGCGTTTGCCTTGGCGAGTTTACGCCACTGCTTTGCCTCGATTGACTCTTCGTTGCCGACGACGTCGACCAAGAAACGGTCGACCTTGGTCTCGCCACCAAGAATGGCGACGCCCCAGAAGTGCTCGTTGTCGGAGCCCCACGAAGACGAGAAGCCTTCGTTGACTCGACGGAACTGGACGTTGGGGAGCGTCCCTTCCTCACTGTGCTTGAGGGCTGTACCCGAGAAGCTCATCCACGGCACCATTTCGATTAACGGTGACTCGGAGATGATGGTCTCGACTACGCCCGCCTTGTGGCTGTCACTTCCGCTCTTGGAAGCATCCAGCAGCGTTACGTTGCCGTTAGGCATTGTTGAACTCCTGTTCTAGGAGCCTTCGAGAGAGGAGATCAGGAACCTTGCTTTTTGTTGCGTTGTGCAATCCCGTGAGCAATCTTTTCCGAAGGAGACATCTGTGAGATGTCGACCTCGTTACCCACCGGAGCGCCGCCAAGGCGACCCATCTGGTCCACGACCGAAGGCACGGTCTGTGTGGTTGCCGGTTGCTGCGAGGCGTTCCCGGCCACGATCGAAGCAATCTGATCGTCATTGAAACCAGTGGCCTTCAGCCCTTCAGCGAGAATGGTTTGCCGTTCGGCCGACCTACTCTCGAAAAGTTCCTGAGCCTTAGCTTCAAGCTGATCTACTTCAACTCCCGCCAGATCGTCGGCACTGACATGATCGAACCGTCCAGCTACCTGAGCCAGAACCGTCGTCTTCAGCGCCTCGTTCTCAGCCTGCATGGCCTCGAACTTCTGGCGAAACTCGCCACCCGTTTCCTGACCGCCCTCGAGCGTTCCATTCTGGGTCATCTTCTTGTCTCCTACTCTCCCCGAAGCTACGCCTCGAGCGGCGGAAGGAACCGACCGAGGGATGCTATGTACACCCCCCGGCGACTCAGGTTCTCATGCCAGATTGAACGATGCGACCCTGCCGTTCGACGAACCTAAACTCACCGGCGTCCTGACCGGCGGCACGTTCCTGAGCCAAAGAATCAGTCAACTCACGGGTAGCGGCAGTCCCGTTGAAGAACGCCGCAGACTCAAACTCGGTCTGAGTCATCCCGTCGAAGCCAGCACGCTGAGACGCTGCGTCGAACATCTCTTGGTTCTGACCGAACTGGGTGTACGCATCAATCTGTTGCTGACGGGTAACACCCGCAGCACGGATCTCACCGAGACGTTCACGGGTCGGCAGCTCGAGGCCAGCGTTGTTAGCTGCTGCACCAACCGCCGCATACTCGAACGACGACAACAAGTCGTCGAGCGATAGCTGCGTCGACGGGGCGCCAGGATCGCCGCCCGTGTAAATGGCATCCATGATCTGACGAGCGAACTGCGGATCGACAGTCAACACCGACTGCACAGCAGCCGACGCCATCGCACCCCGAGACGACATCGTCGTCAACGTGTCAGCGACCCGACGCAAACCAACCTCGGTCGCCCGAGTAATCCAAGTCTCATAATCGAACGAACCACCAGCGATACGCCGGTTGTACTCGTCAGACAGACGTTGACGGGCAGCCGGATCGACCGTCGCCTCGTACAAGTCGTCAGTCGTTACGTCCAACCCGGCATACACATAGAACGCATCCTTCTGCGTCTGACTCGACCGCTCGACCTGCCGGTAAGCCTCGAGTCGCTGGCCGAGCTCGTTGGGGTCTTGCTCCGAAGAGAAGAACCCAACCAACTGTGCCGGTTCTGAATACTCCCCCATGTCGAACCCGTACTGACGTAGAAGCCGACGGTAGTCCTGCTCCCGAGCCATGTACTGGGCCTCGTTCATGCGGGTAGAACCGTCCGCTCGATACAGGCCGGGGAACCGTGCCTGATACTGCGGGCTCTGCCGCAGACGAACCAAGATCTCGTCGGGACCAGACGCCTCCGCTGCGACCTCATGGAAGAAGCGGGGCTCCAAGCCGATCTCATCGAGCCACGGGTAAGCGGCCCTCAGCTCGGCAATGAACTGCGTCGGATCAGAACCGACGCCGGTCCCGTCCGTTGTCGTCTGAGCCGTCGGAGTGGTTCCATTCTCCTGCTGGTTCCACGGACTGTTCGGTCCTTCTGGATTCCTCGGGTCTATGGCCGGACCTGCGTTGGGATCCATCGTGCCCAAACGACCACCGAGCTTAAACCCCCCACCCGTGACCACGCCGACGTCTATCTGCCGTGCCATCAGACGAAGCCCATTCGACGGCCAAGTTCACTGATAGTTCCGTGCATCGTATTCTGCCCATTCTTCGTCGACAGCCACTTGTCCGAACGCTTCAACTCCTGCTCAAACTCGAACGGAGTTTGACCCTGAGTCAAAGCACGCTGCACATCCGTCGAGTTCACAGTCGCCGACTGCTCCATCGTCCGTCGATACGTCTCTAACCACGGGGCCGCCGCCGTCGCCGTCTCAGTCTCCGGGTCTTTCCACGGATAGATGACCTGCGCCTCGTTACGCAACGTCAAGATCAGATCCTCGTCCGACTTTTCGTTCTCAACGATGCCCTTCGCCCACTTCTGAATTGTTTGAGGAGACCACTGCAAACCCCAACGCTCGACCGCCTCACGAACCCGCTGTGAAGTGTTCTCGATATCAACTGGACGTTGCTTGCGGGCCTCGGCGGCGTCCCGCTGCTGACGGGCCCAAGGGGACTCCGGGTCGTCATCGGCGAAGCCTTTGACGATCTCCGTGAACTGCCCGTAACCCATCTTGCCCGACGCAACATCGGTCAAATAGTTACGGATAGTTGGATCGTTCGGGTCCGGCCGCAGGCCAGTGAACTGGAAGAACGTGTCAGCCATCCGAGACGCCGCCTCGGTCTCACGCTGTTGACGTTCAGCCTCGGAAAGACTGTTCCACTCGAGTTCAGATGCGGTACGAGCCTGGAACCACTCGGTTGCTTGGAGCCTGTTCTGAAGCTCCACCGGCGTCATGTCTGGACGGCCAGCAAACTCGGCAAGAACTCGAAGGACACCAGGGTCGTTGCGGGCCGGGTTGTTGTAACCCATCACCTGCCCGATGATCGACTCCCACATCTCCCCAAAAGAGTTGAACGAGACCGCAACCGTGGCGAGCTCTGCGGCGTCGCCAGCATCAACAGAGTCAAGCTCGTTGAACTGCTGGGCCGACATCGACCGAGAAGTACCCGGCAGCTCATAAGCGGACGGGTCAGCAATGTCGTAGGCGATATGCAGGCCGCCAACAGAGAACAGTGCCTTTAGGTTCCCGTCAACAGAAACAACTTGAGCATCAGGCGGCAGCGTGATCGGGCCACCCTCATACTCATTACCGGTAGTCGGATTGCCGTACGGGTTGGCTGCGCCACCATTATTCGACGCCCCGCCGTCGGAGTACCCGCCCTCCGCATTACCTCCGTACGCCTGACCCAACATGCCACGGCTCTGCGCCTCCGAGACAGCATTCTGGGCCTGCCCGACGTTCGTGCCGTAAAGGGCGTTGCCATCCTTCTGCCAACCGCCTGGACCAGCCGCCCACGGACCGTAACCGCCAGCGTCGAACAGAACCTTTGCTGCCCGAGCACTAATGACAGGATCGAAGAGCTGAGACTTAGACCTCAGACCAAGAGCTCGAGAAACGACCGGCCAGTTCACATAGTTGATCTGGAACAAACCGAGATCGCCCGACAGTTTGTGCTTGGGCTGGTCCGAACGGTGGGCAGTCGCCTGCCACCCTGACTCACGGCGGGCGATCGCCACCATGTTCGTAAGATCCTGACCTCTAAAACCGGCCTGGTAAACAACTTGGGCAACCTGAGCCCCGGAGAGTGCAGCCATCGGCTACACCCCCCAGTGCATCAAGTGTTCTGAGACGTAACTTGCGCCGCCTGAGCCAATCTGCCCATAAACGTCGAGTTATCGAACGCTGCTGACGTACCGGCAGCAGCACCGATAGCGGTCTGATACTTGCCTGACTTCATGCCCAAAGCACCGGCCTGAGTCAAGCCACCCTCAGCCCCAAGCATCGACTCAGCACCACTCATCATGACGTTCTGGTACTGAGAGTCGGTCACACCGCCAGGCTTATTTCCGTAGAACTCTCCGTACTGTGGAAGCTCTTCAACATACTGGCGAACCCTCGACGCCAGGTTGACCTCTTGGTCCAACGGGGCCGCAGCAGCCTCTTGCATCACACGGTCGGTGATCGCCCGGACATCCTCATCGGAAGCTGCCGTCGGATACAGGATCTCCATCGTGTCTCGAGCGTTCTGCTCGATAGCCATGCGGTCAGGGACCATCCTCGTCCGCCCACTTCCCGAGCCGTCATCTGGGGCGTACTTCTCCGGGTTACGGAAGTAGTCGACCTGCTTGAGGACGTCGGCGACGAAAGCGTCGCCGCCAGCCTCGCTGTATCCGAGCACAACCAGACCAGAGCTCATAGCGTCGCCGCTTGAACCAGAACCCGGAAGAGCTTTCCCCAGATAATAACCGGCAAGGTTGACGTCCGTTGGGTCTATCTTCTGCACGTCGCCATTCGACTCCCAGAGACGTGCAGCAAGACCGGGGTTAACCGCATGAAGCATCGCCAAAGCCTCGATGTTCCCGTACATCTCGACACCTGCGCCGAAACGGTTGAAGACCTCACGCAAGTTGTTGTTACCGACGCCACCGTTGATCCGCTCGGTCGGGCTCATCGACCTCCACTCAGCTATCAGCTTCGCCCGCTCACGTTTCACCAAAGCGATACGACCACCTCCGCTACCGGCAAGATCGCCAGGCAATTCACTAGCACTTTTACCGGCTTCTTCCAGTCTCTTGATCTCGTAGCCCAAGGTTCGGATACGACCAAGAACATCTTGACGTTCCTCTCGGGACGTCGAGACGATGTGGTCCGTCATGCTCATCAGCATCGCCGCAGGCTGCCAAGCAACTTCGTTGCCGCCCTCACGACGGAGACCGAAAGAGTCAGCGATCTCCAACGTCTTCTTGAACGCATCGTCGTCAAAACCGAGCAGGCCCTTTACTTGCTCAAACCGATCGGTCTTCATAGTGAAGTCCGGCCCGAACTTCATCTCCAAGTGAGTGAAAGGCTCGAATACTGTCTCGACCTCGGGGTACATCCCCGCAGCAATATCCTCACCGACCTGATCGAGGGTCATGTTCGGCAGCTCGAACAGGCTGGTCAACGGATCTTCACCCCGAGCTAAACGCTCTTCGTTAATGGGGGCGAGAATCCTCTCGACCTGCTCCTCAGTCGGAGAAGGTATTCCGTACTTATCTAGGAACCAAGGCGGCGCATTAAGATCAACAACCGAAGACGCATCGGTGCCCGCATTGCCCCGCATCATGTCGTCGGATGCCTCGAGGGCGGCAGCCTCTTCCTCGGTGGCCGTTCCGGCTTGAAGCTTGTCCCTAGCGGCGTTGAACTCGCTGTCGTCGATCTGGCCGTCACCGCTGGTATCAATAGCGCTAACAGCGATTCGGTCAGACAGGGCTTTTGTAATCGTAGTTTTGACGTTGCCGTCATACCTCTCGGCGAGTTTGTTGTACTGATTGAGGACGTCTTGCACCCTGGCTGCGTCTACGCCGTCGAAGTCGAAGTTTTCTAAGATCTCCTCAACTTGAACGAAGTCAGGCACACCATCCAACGTGGTGACGCCGGTGGACTCATCCTTCAGCCATCTCAGAAGCTCTTCAATAGTGTCGCCAGAAAACTCACTCATTAGATCTGTGCCTCCAAGAATCCCCACTCATTACGGTAAAACTTTTCCCAAATGCCCTGCCACCCAGGAACAGATTCCCTGTACTCCACCCCCCGAGCAATCACCATGTCGAAGATCTCGGCAGGAGCATCGCTCCAGCCGTTGTTCCCGCCCACGTCGTAACCCTTGTATGTGAGGATCTGGCGAATTGATGCGAGCTCGTTCTCGAACTCTGCGAGCGCCAAGTCACTGTCCGCCGCCTCGAGGGGATTACGAGCAGCCCTCGACAGCCTGTCTTTCTTTTCCATCTCAAGCTCAACCCGTTTACCGGTTGATTCCCGGCGCTGCTCGGCCCACTTCGGGTAAGCCGCCCCGATCTCGGCACGTTTACCTTCGTACGCAAGTTTTGCGTCCCGCAAGTACGACTTGTTGTGCATGTCAGAGAGCGTGAAGCCCATCTGCGCCAAGCCTTCCTCAGTTGCCCTCTTGTACTCGTTCCACTCGACGTAACCCTCACGGATCTCAGCTCTCGAGGTCATGTGGGATTCAGACATCAGCACATGACCCTGCTCTTTGACGTCACGAATCATCCAGTTGATGTCGTTCACGACAGGCAACGCCGACCGGTACAGCTTTTGCAGCTCCATATTCTCTACGCCGTTACGGATCGACACTCCCTGTGGACCAAACATCGTGTTGAGTGCGAGCTTGCCAGCGGACTCGGCGGCCTGGGCGTTGATACCACCGAAACGGCCCGGTGAGATACCGAACGCAAACATATTGAGACGGTTCAAGTTACGCATGACCGGAATGTGGTCTTGCCACATCTCGTCCAAGTTGAACCGCTCATCCAGAATCTCGTACGTCTTCATAGCGTCATGCAAGATCAGCGAGCGGCTCAGATCGTCCGTCAAGAAGTCGCCGAGGTGAGTCAGCGCCTTCTTCTGGAACGAGAACGGGAAGAAGATGTAGTTGACCGACAGCTCGGCGCCCGAACGGCCTCGAGTGCCGTAGGTGTACATCGCTCTAGCGTTCTTGTACGCCTCGTCAGCAGAGAAACCTGCTTGACGCATGTGCCCGAAAGCGGCCGTCATCCAGTTCGTCGGATTGAACCCGAGAACACCAACTTGAGAGAACCATCGGCCAGCCTCGTCAAGAACGTCAGGATCAAAGTCGCCGATCGCAGCGGCCTTGAACTCGGCACGCAAACCATCGAACGTAACCGTCGAACCGTCCGGGTTCTTGACCGGATTCTTCTTCAACATCTTCTTCAGCTTCGACGGTGAAGCGTTGACCGGCATGGCGAACCGCTGGCCGTTAGGCGTCCGCAGTGGTGCTGCGGCCTGGCCGAGCATCAAACCTTCCGTGTAGCGAGACAGATCAAAGAACGGAGACAACGTGAAGCGGAGCGAGTCACGGGCCCGGACAAGGTTGTTAGCCAGGTAGCCCATCTTGATCTTTTGTGTCGCCGGGATCAGAGGACGAGTTGCCGCACCGAGACCGACCGCCGTAGCGGCGCCAGCGGCGCCGTAAGCTAATATCCGTCCCAGTGACGTCTCGTCAGACTCACCCTCGTTCTCCTGAGCACGGGCCATACCCATGCCGACACCGCCACCAACGAGCATGCGTTGCGGGCTGAACCGTTTGCTACCACCAAGGACTTTCAAGGCGTCGACAAGCACACTTCTTGACCGCAACTCGGCCTCGAGGGCGTAGATACCCATGTCCTTAAACTCGGTGTTACGGAAACGAGGGACAGCAAGCCAGGCCGCCTCCGCCTTCGCATGGGACCAGCCCATTCTTTCAAGACCATCAATGACCATCTTCTTGTAAGGAATCAGATCCTCAAGACGTAGCGGCGCAAACGACGTCTTCACATACGTTATGGGCCGCTGGACACGGGGCTCGAGCTCAGTTTGACGGAGACGTTGAGCGAGCGACGTCTGCTCCTGCTTCAAGATGCGCCGCATGTCAGCAAGAAGGTCTGCGGCCTCGTCACTCTCAGGTGCCATGTCGAGGCCCTTCGCATGGAACGAATTAGCCAACGCCACACGCTGCCTGCGCTCCTCGAGCGCCCGAGCCGTCGCAGGCATACGACCCTTGAAGAAGTTTCCGAGAGTCGCCGAGTGCATGTTCTGAGTCGTCATATGACCGAAGTCCATTGTGGACTCAATCAGGTCTTGCGGCATCTGATACTCGACGCCGTGGACCAGCTTGTATCCGTCATTCTCTAAACCATCGGCAAGAGCTCGGACTTCGGCGGCCTTAACGGCATCACCGGCGTCGTCGTGATATCGGGCGAGAGCGACCATGTCGATCTCGGCTGCCGTGTACTGAACCGCCTCGTCGAGCTGCTTAATCCGGTGAGCCATAGCGGGATCACCCGTCAACGGGACGTGGTCACCGTCTCTGGCGAAGCGTGACACACCCGTCTGACTCCAAAAGTCAGCGTCGTTGAGGATCTCGTCCATGCGATATGCGAGCGCACCTTCGAGATCCGACCCACTTAATCCGAGCCGCTTCGCAAACTTGCGGACCTCTACGGCCGAAGCCGCAGTGCCCTTCCTGGCCTGCAACGCCTTAACCGCTGTCCTCAAAGCAGCTTCGTCCATTTTCGTGATGTCCCCAATGGACCTCTCGAGGTCAGAGATGCTGGCACCCTTCGCCGACATACTCCTAAGAGCTTGATGAAGCGAACGCATCTCTTTGAGATCTCGACCGAGCGAAACCAGTTGACCGGCAGTAGCCGTGTCCTTACTCATGACCGTGAAGCGGCCTTGTGGGTTGAGACGTGCCAGCGGAGCTAGACGTCCACCAAGCAACTTCTTCACGTCGGTGGTGTCCTGACGGAAGATCGTACGCATGATCTGATTGTCGACGTCGTTGGCCTGACGGCTGATCGCCGGTGAGAAGCCCTTGTATCCGATCTCGGCGCCCGAGGATATGGAATAGGCCGGGACAAGCTGGGCGGAATCAAGAATGCCGGTGGCGTCGAGACGTCCTATCTCGGCGGTCTGAGTCGTGAACTCGTTCCACTTCTGGAAGTGGGTGTCCTGCATCAGGTACGCCTCGAGCGTGCTCAAGTTCTCGTCGACGTTGTCCGACATTCTCAGCCGTGACGCAAAGTCAATGCTCGGGTCCAAGTCGTCGATGACTTGAGGCGACATAAGTTGCCGGTTCAACTTCAACGCTTGCTCGTTGTGGTCCGCCATGAAAGCCAACGCAAGGCTCGGGTCTTGACCCCATGAGGAACGGATATTCTCAAACTCCTTCGCCCATTGTTTCTTTGTGCCGCTGTTCGTCCAGGCGGCTGCGGCTGCCGCTTCATCCAGCATGGTCGTCAAGTCGTCACTCATGTCAAACTGACGTGCCTGAGCGGTCAACTTATTCCGGTAGAAGTGGTAGGCAGTTCGGCTGTAGTCGTCACCGAGGTCGCCCGCATAGATAACTGCGGCACGGTCAATGGCCGCAGACTTCATCAGGTAGGCCATTGCGGCAGCGGCCTGATTGTCGTCCGATGCGCCAATTAACTCCCTGAACGCACCGAGCTGGTTACCTGTGTCTTGCCAACCTTGGTTGTAAACCTCGAGCCGTTGAGGGTCCAGCACACGTCTCAGCGCATTGTCGAAAGCTTCTGACACTTTCTGGTTTTGAGCGATAGGCCGGTAGTCGAAAGTGGCGGCAGCATCGGCAATGAAACCGATGGCCTTCTCGACAGCCCCAGGGCTTTCCTTGTGCCTGCGGGCCCAAGAAGACGTTTTTGCAATACCAGTTCCAACAGCGCCGCCGATGGCGGCGCCCTTCAAGATGTCCAGAGCATCAGGGTTTTCGTCCATGAGGAGAGTTACACCGCCGCCGACACCGGCACCGAGAACACCCTGAGTTGCGGTCATGTTGAAGCGGGCCGCATTACCGAGTATCGGCGCAGTGCCCAAACCAATCGCTCCCGCAGCAGCACCCTCGAAGATGTCTCCGGTGTCGTCACCAAACAAAACGCCGCCGCCCGCACCGACGAGACCACCGATAGCGCCACGACCGGTGTTTGTTCCAAACGCCTTGACGAGGCCCATCGTCGAATTGCCGATCATGTTGGCGCCCTGAGCTTTACGGCCGAGGAAAGTGCCAGGAAGAAAGATGTTCTGCGGAGAGAACATCAACTCGACCGGCAGGAACGCCGGGTTAATTGCCGTGTCCCGAAGATTCTCTCGAGCCGTGTTGACCGCCCCAATGTCGGCGAGCTCAAACCCGCCACCCTGGTATCCGGGGAAGGCTTCCTGAACCTGAGAGGTGACACCGAGACGCATCCCGACACCGACGCCTTGCTTCACTCGGGCAACCGCAGCCTGGTTACGCCAGTTCGCCATCGCCGTACCCACAGCCCGACGACCGGCACCTTGCGACTTCATCAACCGGTTAGCCGTCATCGACGGCTGCATCAATACATTAATTGACTGCGGCCTGTAAAGCCTCGAAAATGCGCCAATTCTGGACGCCTTGGCGGTGGTAACACCGACTTTGCCCGCAACGCCCATAGCGCCAACACCAGCAAACAGGGCTGCCCAACTCAGGATCGGCAAGACGACGTCGTCGACCGGGCCAGTCACTGCATCAACCAAGTTGGATGCGAACTCGAGCGGGTTCTTTGAGTCGCCAATCTTTCGGACCTTGTCGCCCCAACTAGAAGCCTCTCTCGAGATGGCCCCGAAGTCCCAGAACAAGTCGAGCTCTGTAGCGGCAGCCAGCAACCCACCCGGAGACATCCAGTCGGTCATCAGTTGAGTGATGCCGTTTTCCCCGGTGATTGGGACCGCACCCGTGCGGTTGCCTCTCAGCCGTTGGTTGTACTCGTACTGCGCCACCTCCCAGCGGACGCTGTTCAGCTCAGAAGACCAAGAAGAATCGACGAGGCCGCTCGCTGGTCGTTCTAGGAATCCAAGCTCGATCGCATGCTTCTTGAAGAGTTTGTTGGCGTCAGCGGTCGGCGCTGACGGGACCGGCTCACCAATGATGTCAGCCACAGTGGCCTGGATATTTTCGAGCTTCGTACGGCCCCAAGACTCATCCGAAACATCAAACTTGATCTCAGGTAGCTCCTCTTCTTCGATCGGAGGATCTTCCTCTTTGTCGTTGTAGTCGGAGTCAACGCCTTGCAGAAACCCTTGCAACCCTCCGGCGTTCACGCCCGGAAGAGCAGCCAGGTCGAGCTTTACCTCGTTGGGTAGCTGCGGTGAACGCCAGGTGCGTTCGACCGCACTGATCGCCCGCAGGTTGTCGTCGAGCGAGGTGGCGTCAAAGCCAGATGTGTCAGCATCAAACGCCGAAGGCGCAGCGTCAAACGCCGATGTTCCCTGTAGGAGGTCCGTCATCGCTATCACCCCCGGCAGCCCTGCGGCGTGCCCACGGTGAATTGGCAAAACCCTGCTGTAGTTCCTCTACATCTACAGGGCCATCAACCTCAAACATGATCCCACCGTCGCCGTCATACGGCTCACGGTGGTCGTATCCGACACGAATAATCTCGTCAGGAATCCCGCCTGGGAACGCATCACAGGTCTTGTTCCCGTCACCCTCGTCGTCGTGTCTGTGGCGGCAGTAGCCGCACATCCCGTAATAGATCAAAACTGGTTCACCGCCCTATCTAACTGGAAGCCTTCATCAAGATACTGAGTAAGGATACCATACACTTTTAGTGCAGTAGGGGACGGAGTCCCCACCAGCACCTCGGAGACACTTTCGGCCACCAGCTCATCGACGTCGGTGCCCGCTGTCCTCGACACCTTCTTAGCTTCCTTGATCCACTTACGCCCGCCTCCCAGGCCCTCCTTCAGAGCCTTGTGAAACGACGAAGACTGAACCATGTTCTCCTGAAGGCGGACAGCAGACGCCAAGACGTGTCCTAACTCATGCGCCAGCACCCCAGCCGGACCCACAGGCACTCTTGGTGATAGGTACGACGACTCACGGCTCGTCTTGACTGTCTCGTTGAATAGCTCTGGGTCGTCCCACAGCTTCTTGTTAAGAACAATCTCTCTACCTTCTTTACCAACAGTCGTGTGAGCCAGCATGTCGGGCTCCGGTGAATCGCTCACAGAGATTCGCTCGAGACGGAAACGGTGAATTGCATCACCGTGCTTGTCCATGAACATCTTCACCACGCCGGTCAGTTCGTCCTGAACTTCTTGACCCAACACTTTCGTCTCGTTACGGCCCATCCGATATCCGGGGTCGAACTCGAAACCGAAGTCTTCAGCGAACTTCGTGACTGGACGGTCACGGCGTGCCTCAGCGGAACGCATGCCGTTAGTTAGACGGAGCATCGCACCGTCCTCGGTCGGTGCTACACGGCTAGAGAAGTCGTACGTCCCGTCGGCGGTCTTCAGTTTCGCAACCTTGCGAGTGCCCTCAACCGCTTGACGAAGCTCGATGGCGGGCTCCAAGTCGTCACCGACGAGATTGATGTTTCCTTTGCTGTCGATTGTCGCTGCGAACCGACCCGACCCGTCGTCAGGAACAAGACGGTTGCCGTCCAAACCGTGAGATCCGGCGTTCGGCTCGACAACTTCAAGACTGTTCGCAACCCACTGTTTCATGTTGCGTTTCGGCAAGCCTGAAGCGTCCCGAACGAAGATGTGAGATCCGTGCGGGTTAATCGACGAGCCGACTTGGAAACGTGCAGTAATCATGTTCATGCCGTCGTCCATGACCTCCTCATAGGCACGCTCCCACCCAGGGAGTTCCTGCCTCGACGAGTAGACCGTTACACCCTCAAAGCCTCGCATTTCGAGCTCATCAGCGAAAGCGCTGATCCTTGCCGAGTCGTCCATCGGAATGAAAACCTGACGACCTGACTTCGAGGCTATGTCTGGAGCGTCAAACGCCAGTGAAGTCCTGTCCTTCTTCACGAACGACGGGAAGTAAGCCGCCCAGTCAACGTCTTCCTCTACGATGTTGCCGTCAGAGTCAGTTCGTTGAGTCGTCGTAGTTGAACGGTTCTTTTCGCCCGTAAGCCCTGTTCTCGTCTTCGAGGTCGGAGTGAACCCATCAAGGTCCGCATCGTATTCGGTGACTTTTGAGTTGTACTTGAAACCGTTGTTCGTCAGGACGGAGTCCTGTCCGAACTCCTCACCGATCTTGGCTGCCTCTTCCGGGGTCATGCCGAAGACCAGGAACGAGTCTTCTTCATTGCCGAAGTACCGGCCTTTGGTACGGATTGGCTTGTAACCGGCATCCACCAGCCGCTTGTACAGCAGGTTGTGAGCTGTCGGACTGTCAAAGTTCTTAAACTTGGCGCCCTCCGCAGCAGGAAGTTCTTTGATGAGCTTCTCCACCTGAGCGGGTTCTAGATGGGCCGAGATCGCAGCGTACTGATGCGTTGCCAGAGGGCCGTTGATCTCGTCCTTGAACTGCTCGGTTGTAAAGTCTTCAATACCAAGCCGTTCAGTTTTCAACGCCGGGGCCTCTACCGTCACCTGGCCGAGGTCAACAGCGGTTGATCTCGTAAACCCCCCTGGACGTCTCAGCTTCTGACCTTCCGGCAACGTGACCATCACACCGTCGACGTTGTTGAGCGCAGGATGGCCGCCAGCGGCCGCAACATCCGCCGACAGCATCTTCACGGTCGTGCTGTTGTCAATGTCTCGAAGCCTTTGCGCCGTCGCCTCGTAATCAGCCATTCGGGCGGCCCTTGATGGCGCCCAATGCGACACACCGTCCTTGCCGACGACCGCCGGGAACATGGCCCTAAGCGAAGTGGCTGTCGTGTCGTTGACTCTCGTCGACACAACCACGCTGTCGCCCATGACGGTCGCCCCGAGCTCCTTCACCGACCCGGCCTCGAGCACCTCGACCGGTATCACGGACTGCGGAACGTCGAGGTGAGCTGGAAGCGCACCTCTGCCCATCAGCGCCTGGTACGCCACATTCGGCGTACCTCTATCCGGGGTAATCATGTACGGGTCGTTGTCCAACCAGCCTTGTTTTTTCTTGGCGGCACGTTTCTGAAGGCGCCACATTTCCCACACGACCGCTTGAACTTGATGCGGCAGAACCTGTTGCCCGGTCTCCTCAGAGATCTCTCTCGCAACGTCTCGATAGGCGTCGGCGACAACGTCGTAGACCTCATCGCCGTCAAAAACCGACTTGTTGATCGGACGGTTCTGTAAACCAGCATCGAAACCGAGAAAAGCGTCGTAAGCGTGCCGGTCGACAGTGATAGGCGTATCGAACTGCGGGTAACGGATGTTCAGATAAAAGTTCCGCTGCTTGCGGGCGTTCATCGTGTTCAGGATCTCCCGCACCGACTCCACGCCGCCATACAGCCGAAGAACCTTCTTCATGTCGGCCTCACCGACCTTAAAACCGTCCTTCTTTTTAGGGTCGCCTTTAACCAGCTTCCAGATCCGGTCAAACTCTTTCTGGCTCGCCTTAGCCTGTTTTTCCGTCATCAGCTTCGGGCCATTACGAAGCCACCGTTGGAAAACGGGATCGGCGATGCCGTCGCCAGCCAAGTCGAGAACCCTCTTGGCTTTAACAATGTTTGTCGCCCAGTCTTCGGCCTCTGAAAGGAACGAGACCGAAGCGACCGCACGATCCAGTGCCTCACGATCAGCACTGTTGAGCAGCTCCGACGGTCGCTCTTTCAGAAAGTACGACCTTGACCCGTTCGCTTCGTGCAAGTGAAGGGCACTCTTGCCCTTGCTCTCGAGAAGATCCCGGTAAACGGCATCCGAGTTCTTGTCGACGGTATTTAGGGTCCGCATAACAGCGGCAGCGTTCTCTCCGCTCACCTCGCCTTTGAGGTCACGCTCGAGTTGACGGATCATGCTTTGATCCGGCAGCTCACCGTTCTTGAACGCTTCCCGCATGATCTGAAGACGTTCAGCACCGACATTGAAAACGTCTTGTGCAGCGTCGTTGAGGTCGAGCAGATCGTCCTTCGCAGGCATCGGCGTCTCAACCATCTGGCCGTCGGCGCCAGCCTCTTTCTTGAACCTGCGGGCGTACTCCCTGTCCTCAGTGAAGAACGTCCCCTGCTTGGCGTTCGGGTTCCCACTTTCGCCCCTGAACAGAACTTTGTAATCGTCGGAGACCTTGCCGATCTTGAAGACAGAAATGACGTCCTTCAGAGCTTGCGGATACCAGTCTCGGCCAAGATTCATCCCCTCACCCGTGGTGTCCAGCTCCTTGAACACAGACGTGCCGGTGGCGGCCTGCGAATCAAAGGCTTGGTCGCCTATGTAGAACAGCTTTTTCAAGTTTGCTTTTCCGGCATCAGCCAGAGCTCGGTAGTTGAGCTGCTGAAGTCGGGCAGCTCGGACCGATTCATGACGTGTCCTACCGTCGTTCCAGTTAACGGGGTGCTCCGTGTGGACTCGCACCTTTCCGTCAACGAAGTCGATGCGATCAATTCGACCGACATAGCCGAGCGTCAAGTCCTCGTTGGCTCCCTCGAGAGTGTCGCCGAGCTGGCGCATGTACGAGACCAGCTCGTCCGCTCCTGCCACGTCATCAGCGAACGACTCCGGCTCCTCGGCGAGACGCTTCCAAAGGTCACGAACTTTCTGGTTCTGACCGAACGCCTTAACGACGCCCTTCTTGTCCATTGCGAGCTCAAACATTGCGAGATCCGACTGAGCCGATGCAATATCTTCGGACTGGTCTATTAGCCGCCGGATAACAGCACCGGCATGGGCGTCCTTGTTCAGGTCGTTTTCCCACCGGCGAACACCGACAACCATTCCGAGCTCGTCGTCAGCGGACTGAATAGCAAGCTGACGGGCATTCATGCCCGGCCGGTCGAGCGCCAACTTCCAGGCAGCATCAGAACGGTCCATGTAGCGAGCCGGATCGCCGTGCTGTGTTAGTGCGGTGACACCACTTGTTCGAGCCGGACGTATCAGCCCTTTCGGGTTGGCGAACCGCCACGCTTTATGCGCCTCACGGGCGCCCATCGCACCGCCACCAAGGGCTAAGCCGCCAAACAGCAGCTTTTGCTTGGCTGAGATATCTTGCGACCCCAGCAGGCTCGGCAGCATCCGGCCAACACCGACAAGCGAGTTGTTGGCGGCCATGCCAAGACCTCTCGACAAGGTGTTCATCAACCCACCGGCTTCTTGATCGCCGATCTGTAGAGGCTTTAAGAAGTCGACTGCCGGTGCAATCGGCGATGCAAGTTCACCAATCTCCTCGAAGATGCCCATCAAGCGACCCGTGCGGCCAGAGCATTACGAACCGTCTCGGCCCACTGGCGTGTCTCGGCAGAAACCTCTTCAGAGGTTGCTAGTAAGTCGAGGAGCTGTAGCCGTTTCTGCGCCGCATTGACGGCAGCAGAAGGTGCTGCTCCTCCACCGGCCATGTCCAACGGCCTTGAAACAGGAACGTCAGGCTGGGTCGTTGGACCCATCAGAACATTAGGAACAGTCCCCGGAGCGGCCGGTGCCGGGGGCATCCCAGAAGGACCGCCACCCGGCACCGGGCTCGGCTGCGGTGCTCCTGGGGAACCCGTACCCTCGGGCACTTGCAGCGACTTTTTAAGACGGTCGTTCTCAGCGACGTCTCCGTATGAACCCGAAGCAGGCTTCATCACGTTCCCCCCAGCGGGGATCTGCTCCATTACGTCGGGCCCGTCGTTCACGTTCACGAACACACCCCCCGTAAAGTCAGGTCACAATCAGCCTCGAGACTCGACTCCTGCGAACGATCCGTCACCCATTGGCACGTTCGTCCGAGCCGTCGAAGTGATGTCAGGTCCACCCGGAGGTCCGGGCGGAGGTCCACCGCCGCCAAGGATCTGCTCGAGCCCCGGAGGTGCCGGAGGAGCAGCACCACCGCCGCCCATCGGCATGCCAGGCATCATCTGTGAACCGTCGAGACCCGAAGTCATCATCTGTGCCTCCGCTTCCTCTTTCGGCTTCACGATGAACTTCTCGTACAGGTCGAACACGTCTTCGCCGTTCATGCGGGCCTTAGCGATGTCGACAAGCGCAGACTCAGGAACCTCACCGGACTCCAACCCCTGCATCAAACGTGCAAGAGCCATCTCACGGAACTTCTCCAAGTCGAGACGGCGGCGCTCCAAAGCGACGTCCGTGATCCCCTCGAAGTTCTCCTGAACAAACTCGGTCGAAACCAAACCAGCCTGGTTCGCCTGAATGCCAAGCACCATCGACTGTGCCGGTTCACGACCCAAACCAAGGCCGTACTCGACAGTGATGCGAGCACCAAGGTCGATGTCTTCCTTGTCACGTTCCATCTGGAACTGCTGGTTGCGAAGAATGCCAGACACTGTCCGGTCACGACCCATGTCGAAGTCCTGCATGAACATGATCCGCATCGCCTGCTCAAGCATCCGCTTCGAGATCAAGTGCAACGTACGGATGGCCGTGTTCATCATTCCGGCCGACGTCTCAAGGAACTTGCCGGAAGCAATCGCCTGGTCGATCTCGCCCGGACGGGCCTTCGGCCAACGCCCACCAACATGGATCGAGTCCATCAACGACTGCAACTCGCTGAACACCGACAGCGACGGAACAGCAGGAGCGACACGACCAATAGAGCCCTGCGGGCCAAGCTGAATGTACGAGCCGCCACCGATCGGCATCTCACCAATCAGATCCTTCACCCACACATCGGAGTAGACGGCCTGGTCGGCGTAATCGAGGATCGTCCCCATCAAACGGATGTGTGCGTGCATCACACGCACGACCTGATCGAACTGCCCTCGAGGTTCACCGTCGAGCTTGACGGCCTGCCCGACAATTACAGGACAGACACCACCGCAAGTCTCCTCACGGTGCAACTCAATCGGCATGTACGAACGATGACCGCCACCCGGAATACCAGAGTTCGTCTTGTACAACGCAGCAATGACAATCTCGTCGTTGTCGTAATACTCGAGCAGAGTCGTCTTGTGGTCGTGCCAATACTGCGGCGTCTGCCGCTTAGTCTCATTGACTCGAGCCTCAATCTTGCGCTGGAACTCCGGCGGCAGTTGCGTGTGATACACGTCCCGCACGAACAAGCACCGCTGCACAGCGGACATGGGATTGTAGTCCGGCTCCGGGTAGCAGCTCCGAGGGTCACGCCACTGCAAGTACGGCGAACCAGTCTCAGGATTGATGACCGACACGCACGAGCACATCCC